CTGGTAGCTGCGTCACCAGATACAGTAACCGAACCAACCGCGCCTGTGCTACTAACACCAGACGGTGTAGCGACCGCATCACCGGATACAGTGACCGAACCAACCGCGCCTGTTCCGCTGACGCCGCTCGGAGACGCGACGATCCCCAGCGCGACTGTAACCGTTCCAACCGATCCAGTACCAGAAACGCCAGTAACGCTAACATTCGCATCGCTGGATACAGTAACCGTTCCGACAGCACCTGTCCCACTGACGCCCGTAATCGAGACATCGACGCCCGTACCTTCGACGATAGTGACGGAGCCGACTGCGCCTGTTCCTGAAACTCCTGTGACAGAAACGTTTGCGGTTCCACTGGCTGTGACAGAACCAACACTATTCGTGCCGGAAACGCCTGTGACACTGACGTTCGAATCCGCTGAAACCGTGACCGAACCGACTGACCCTGTTCCTGCAACACCTGTAACAGAGACATTAGCATCTGTCGAGATTGTGACAGACCCAACCGCACTCGTTCCTGCAACACCTGTAACCGTGGCGTTAGCGTCTGCCGAGACTGTAACAGACCCAACCGCACCCGTGGCAGAAACGCCTGTGACCTCAATAAGGTCTGGCTCACCCCACGCATCTTCGCCCCAAGTGCCTCTACCCCAGCCAGTAACGTTTGCCACATATTATCTCTAAGCTATGCGGATAATTGCGTTACTCGCATCAGCCGTAGGAAACTGAACAGTAAAATCGCCAGAACTAGAAGTTTTATCACCACCAAAATCTAAAGCACATACAGCAGGATCACCACTAGCACTGTCATTGAATATCAGACATCCCCGTGCTGTGATTGAGCTACTGCTAAAAGTAAGATCACTAAAATCTGTAAGCGCCGTTGTACCAGACGTACTAGGGTCAACTCTTGTTAGAGACGCACCTTTCGCAGTATATCCAGTACCAGATACTTCATTAGAGGTGGTGTACGCAGTTGTACTCGCACTCAAATCTGCTGAGCTTGTGTACAGCGCAAGATTAAAAGTACTACCGCCTGTGTTTTTAAAATTGTGAACAGCCTCTAAAAGTTCTTTTTTAAAGCTAGTGCACATAGCTGTTGTAATAGCCATTACAGTCTCCTTAATATATCAGCCATATCTTGATGGCCTTGATTTTCTAATTCAGCAATTAGAGTAGTTCTATCACTTTTTACTGCTTCAGCTAAATAAAAAGCAACAACCTTTTTTACATCCTCTTTGAACGCTTCTGCTTGTTGAGCGATTAAAGGATGACAATTTCCTCCAACACTCACAATTCTATTTGCAGCAGAGTCAGCCCAAAATTCTATTGAGTGACCTTTATTTTTAGTTGTAGTAACTAAAACATTACCGACTTCCATGCTCGGAGCTTCAACTAACACTTTCGTTATCCTTTAGCAATGTCATAACGATATTCATCTCTTGAGCCGTATCCTTGCCCTAAATTTTTCAAACTATTTATTGCTTGAACAAAACGCTGCTCATATTGAGCAACTTCTTCAGGTATTTTTAGAAACGTGGCTGCTTCAACTAAAGTGCCATATAACAACGCATCAGGAGCATTACTTGATAGCCATGTAGTATCTGTTCCTGAAGTAGTAGTCAATGAAGCTGGTCGATATTTATAGTGCAACTCAAAAGAATAATTTTGATCAGGAGTTGGGGCTAACATAAAAGTATTATCATCAAAAAGAGCGTAATACTTAGGTGTTCCTGTGGTCGCTGGATTAGGAGTAAAGTCTCTAATAAAACTAACGTGTTTGAACAAAAGGTAGCTGTAAACATTGCTAGAAATTACAGCCAAACTATATGGGGCTAAAAAATCAGTTGGTGTACTTAGATAGGTATTACTGCTGGCTGCAGAACCAGTAACGTTTTTTCTAAAAACAGGAAGCTCAACGTTCTTAAGAATCCTTTCTTCAGACTCTTTTATAAAAGTATCTAAGTCTGCAACGAAAGTAGTTTCAGAAGTTTCGCAATAATCTTGAACAGTAGATTTTAAAGTAGCTAACGTAAAACTCATGATGTTGTCACCGTAACTGTTCCTACCTCACCTGTGCCTGATACTCCTTCGAATTTAGTTCCTATAGGATCTACCACAGATAAAGGTTGTCCTCCGACGTTAACTCCACTGTCAGTAGTATTGCTCGGCCCAGTTGTTCTAACCAACCCTAGTTGAGACTGAGGTAAGGAAACTTCAGGACGCGCTTGTCTTAATGCTTCAGGATCTGTCCCTTGTCTAGGTGGCTCTAACTGTGGATGCTTTGGTTCAAAACACTCTGGACAAACTTTAAAACCTGTCCACTCCATACGGAGGTCTAAGTATCTGGCTCTAAACCCACAACGATCACAAACGCCGTAAGAGTGTTTACCTAGAGCGAAAGCCATTAGACATACGTCCGTTTCGGCACCAACTGAAACGCATCACTTGTGTCGTATCGTATAGCGTTAACTAAGTTTTGCTCGTACAACGGCTGTAGCAACATGGCTTTATCTGGGTTCTTTTTCAAGGCTAAATTAAAGGCCAGTCCTGTAACTAAACAAGGCAAAAACCTACTAGGTAAATCAACGTCATCTACAGATCCAGAAATATCCTGGATTCTTTTCCACCTGTAAGAAACGAACTTATCAGTAGAGTTTTCAGGAGCTGGCCAAACAAATAACTTAGGAGTTATCGTTCTTTCTAAATAGTATTGAGTAACTCTAGCTTGAGTATTTTTGTTAGGAATATCTAAATACTCCCCCCTCTCAATCCGGTCTATTTGGAAATCTGTCTGTATCCCATTTACTGTTCGTCTAATAACAGCATCTAAAATATCAATATCAAACTCATTTAAAGAATAAGAAGTCGTCCCTTGAACTAAATCAAGGGAGACTTGTTCTACTTCCCAAAGTTGGACTCCACGGTTCGACCAATCAGCGAACATGATATTCATAGATCGCCGAGCAGTTACTCCGTCATATCCTGTCCGATACTCTAACCCAGCAAGTTCGTAGGCTTCTTCAATTGCATCTGCTGCATTTAAAGTAAACGTTCGTGTACCTGATGTAGCCATTAGCCATACTTCTTGATGAGTTCTAAAACGATAACATAGCTGTCGTTAGAGGATGCTCCAATGGTAGTCAGATTAATATCCCCAGTTTTACCCGAGCCTGACGTATTTTGTAGTCCTCCAAACTCACTAAAGTCCATATGACCGTTACTGTCTTGTGCGAGACCTAGCGCGATGGTATCAGTAGTCGCATCGAATAGAAGCTGTACTTGAGTAAAACCAATAATAGAGTGACTTACTTTTTCTATAAGCACACTGCTACAAGCAGTTCCATCTTCCCTAGCGGCTAGAGCACTAACGTCTATTTTAGTCACTGCACTTTCTCCAGTGCCATCACTAAGATTAGTCAGTTGTATAACAGCTTTATGAGTACCATCAGAAATTGTTGTTGATGTAACTGCATCAGCCATGACTGCCTCCTAAGATGCGTCAGAAGAACTACTGATGCCAAAGAACTTCAATACAATTACAGTATCACCACCTGGATCACCAGAAAGAACAACTTCAACCTCATCTGCTGTTTCGGTTGCAGCTGTTGTAGTTCCACCAGACATTCCTAAAACACCGTTGCAAGGGAAAAATCCTTTAAACCCTGTGCTATTTACAGCTGCAGAAATACCATCTACAAACCCGTCAGTATCGGCATCTGTTCCTATGTCATTTAAATTGACAGAATTTGATGAAGCGGTTGTAACAGCGACCATTACCGCCATCGGTATAAAATTAGAAGGGATACCTATTGCACTTTCTTTACCTGTCGTAGCACCGTCTGCAACAGTGATCGTTGCAGTATACTGAGATAGAGTCATCTCACTGGTTAGGCTACCAGTAGTAGAACTTTTTACAATATTTTTAAATCCATTTTCTGAACGAATTGGACCAGTAAAAGTTGCGTTAGCCATTGTTATCTCCTGTCTTGGCTATGTCAGGCACGGGATGCGCCTGTCAGGGATAATTGATTTATACAGGAGAAAAAGAAAAGGGGCAACAAGTGCCCCTTTCTTTGTGATATTACGCAGCTCCAGGAGAACCGAATATACCACGCCAGTCACTAAAGCCAAAACTATAGCGTTCTCTGGCTTTATATCGAACATTACCAGTTTCGAAGTCACCTTCCATGCTGGTTGTAACAGGTGAACGCACAAAGTGCTTCAGTCCGTTAGGTACGTCCGTAGTCAGGAAAAACGCATCAGTATCTGTTAGATAGTGATTGACGGTATATCCCTCAGGAACCATACCCATGTTACGCAGTGCGTTAATATCGTTA